TAAGAAAATGGCACAAGATCCTGGAGCAGATCAATGGGAAGTAATTGAATTTCCTGCGATATTACCAAGCGGTAAACCCTTATGGGAAAATTTTTGGAAATTAGAAGAATTAGAAAGTATTAAAGCTTCGGTTAGTCCAGGAAAATGGGCGGCTCAATATATGCAAAGACCCACGGGTGAGGGTATTTCGATTATTCCTAAAGAATGGTTTAAGATTTGGGAAGAAGAAAAACCACCTAAATGCGATTATTTGATACAAAGTTTTGATACAGCGTTTTTAAAATCAGAAAGAGCTGACTATACCGCTATTACAACGTGGGGAGTTTTTTATCCTGAAGGTAAAGTTGGAGAAGAATTATATAAAGGAGGAGAAGCTCATTTAATCTTGATCGATTGCGTTAAAGAACGGTTCGATTTCCCTGAATTAAAAGCTGAAGCATTACGTTTATATGATTATTGGCAACCTGATACGGTAATCATTGAAGCAAAAGCTAGTGGTATTCCATTAGTACAAGAATTACGTAGAGTTGGAATTCCTGTTAACACTTTTTCTCCTGGAAAAGGACAAGATAAAATCGCTAGGTTAAATTCTGTTTCACCTATTTTTCAAGATGGACGGGTTTGGGTGCCTGATAATCGTTGGGGGGAAGAACTGATGGATGAAGTTTCTGATTTCCCTAACGGAGAAAATGATGACTTAGTAGACGCGACGACTTTAGCATTAGCTAGATACAGAGAAGGCGGGTTTTTAACCCTTTCTAGCGATTATTTTGAAGAAGAAGAACCCTTTCGTAGAGAAATGGTTTATTATTAATGAAAATCATACTATGATGTATTCCCATGGCTATTGAAAAACAACCGATACCTATAAATTCTAACGTTGAACAACCCATAGAGTTAGAATTAATGCAACAACCGCAAGAAGAAACTGAACTTTTTGTTCAACCTGATGGTTCTATTATTCGCGGCAGTGAAATGGAAGAAGAAATGCCTTCTAAGTTTGGTGAAAATTTAGCAGAGGTACTTGATGACCGTGAATTAAATACTATTGCTGCAGAATTAGTTTCATCTTACGAAGAAGATTTAGAATCTAGAGACGACTGGTTTCAAACTTATAGTGAAGGTTTAGAATTATTAGGTATAAATTCAGATTCTAGGTCACAACCTTTCGTTGGAGCTTCAGGAGTTCATCATCCGATCCTTGCTGAAGCAGTAACACAGTTCCAAGCACAAGCATACAAAGAAATGTTGCCCGCAGGTGGACCCGTTGATACAGAAGTTTTAGGAATTACCGATAATGCTAAGATGGAAAAGGCAAATCGTGTAAAAAACTTCATGAATTATCAAATTACCTACAAAATGGAAGAATATGATCCAGAAATGGACCAATTATTGTTTTATTTGCCACTTTCTGGCTCTGCTTTCAAAAAAGTTTATTACGATCCAGCAGTTGGACGTGCTGTAGCCCGTTTTGTTAAGTCAGAACACCTTGTTGTGCCTTATTACGCAGTAGATTTACTTACAGCACCAAGAATTACCCATGTAATTCATATGAATGAGAACGAATTACGCAAATTACAGCTTTCTGGGTTCTATAAAGACACTGATATGATGTCTCCAACCAGTAATCCTGATTTAACCGAAGTAGATGATAAAATTGATGAACTTCAAGGCTTAACAAGAACGATAAGCGACGAAGAATTTACATTATTAGAAATGCACGTCAATTTAGACTTAGAAGGGTTTGAGGATATGGGGGCTGATGGTGAAGAAACAGGATTAGCGTTACCTTATATCGTTACTATCTGTAAAGATAACAATAAAGTATTAGCTATTAGACCTAATTACGATCAAAACGATCCGATGCGTAAAAAGATTGAATATTTCACCCATTATAAGTTTCTTCCAGGATTGGGTTTCTATGGTTTTGGTTTAATTCATATGATGGGGGGATTAACTAAATCAGTTACTTCAATTTTACGTCAGTTGATTGACGCAGGTACGCTTTCTAACTTACCTGCAGGATTTAAATCACGAGGATTAAATATTCAGCGTCATGATGACCCGTTACAACCTGGAGAATGGCGTGATGTTGATGCTCCTGGAGGCAGACTCCAAGATGCGTTTTTACCACTACCTTATAAAGAACCAAGTGGTACATTAACTACATTACTAGGTGCTTTAGTTGATTCAGGGAAAAGATTTGCAGCAACCGTAGAAGATCCGACAGGCGACGGTAATTCTGAAGCTCCTGTAGGCACAACTGTGGCATTAATGGAAAAAGGGCAACGAGTTATGTCCGCAATCCATAAAAGATTACATTATGCTCAAAGATGTGAGTTTAAAATATTAAAAAGAGTATTTGGTGAGTTTTTACCGCCTGAATACCCTTATCAAGTACAAGGTGCTTCAGAAAACGTATTTAAACAAGATTTCGACGCTTCTGTAGACGTTATACCTGTTTCTGACCCAAATATCTTCAGTATGACGCAAAGAATTACATTAGCTCAGACACAATTACAAATGGCACAAGCCGCACCTGAATTACATGATTTACGTGAGTCTTATCGTAAAATGTATTTAGCGTTGAACATAAAAGATATTGATGCATTACTTCCACCTGAACAAGAAGTACCTGCACGTGATCCTATTAGTGAACAACAAGCAGTTTTAACAGGAACACCAATTAGAGCTTACGAGTTTCAAAACCACGAAGCTTATATAGCAGCACATAGTGCATTTATGCAAAACCCTATGGTGCAACAAAACCAAGTAGCTTCACAAGCGATTGGTGCAAATATACAAGAACATCAAGCGATGTTGTATAAACTACAAATAGAACAAGCGATGGGTCAACAGTTACCAGAAGTACAAGCAGGACAAATGCCGCCTGAAATGATGAATGAGATTGCATTAATGGCACAAGAGGCAACACAACAAGTTACAGGTCAAGCACAAGCGATGGCAGCAGCAATGCAAACACCAGATCCACAAAGACAAATGTTTGAACAACAATTACAACTTGAAAGAGAACAGTTGATGCAAAAAGAAGGCGACGATCAAAGAGATGCACAACTAGCCGCAATGAAAGCTGAATTAGACGCACAAATTAAACGTGAGAAAATTGAAGCTGATTTACGTGTACAAGATACTAAAGCTGCTATAGAATTGCAGGAATTAGAACAAAAAGCTAAAGTCGATGCAGAAAAGAACTACACCGAATTAGTTAAAACAGTTCGAGAAACTCGAAAACAAAACGGAGATAAATAATGCGTAATTATTATGATAACGATAAATATCCTTCCCCGTCTCCTAAGAAAACAAAGGCGTCCCCTAGTTTTCCTAGCGTGGAAGATACAACAAAAACACAATCTGTTGAAGCAGGATATTGCTTAGATGAGCCAGAAGAGGCAAAAGTCAAAGCTGCTTATGGACAGACAAAAGGACTTCTTTGGTATCGTTCAGTTAAGTAATTAATGGACTTTTTCAAAGCAACGGAGCATTTGCTTCGTAAATATCGTGAGAGAAAAGAAGCTCTCATGCAAACGTTGGCTTCTGGAAGTATTGAAGATTTTGAGCAATACCAAAGGATAGTCGGTGAAATAGCAGGCTTGAGTTTCGCTGAACAGGAAATTCAAACCTTACATTCTAATATGGAGGATGCATAATGACTGATGTCAAAACTGTTCCAAATAGGGTTGATAATTTTGGTAGTAATGGTACTTCTGCTCCAGTAGCAGACGAACCAGTAATTACTCCTGAAAATTTAGACTCTCATGCAAGTTCGTTACCACGTCCAACGGGGTATCGAATTTTAATATTACCTTTCACCCAGTCTTCAGTGACAAAAGGTGGAATTCATTTAGCTAAAACAACTGTTGATAAGGAAAGGTTAGCAACTGTTGTTGGTTATGTAGTAGCTACAGGACCAGACGCTTATAGTGACCCACATAAGTTTCCTGAAGGAGCTTGGTGTAAGAAAGGTGATTGGGTTATTTTCGGTAGATATGCTGGAGCTCGTTTTCAGATAGAAGGTGGCGATATGCGTCTTCTTAATGACGATGAGATTTTAGCTTGTATTGATGACCCAGAAGCAATTTTATCATAACAAACTTGAGGAGGACTCATGCCAGAACCAGAAAAAATAGAATTAGAACTACCCGAAGGGGAAGTTGATATACGGGAAGCCGATGTAGACGATTCGATTAAAGATGAAGTAGTCGAAGAAGCTTCTGTAGAAGAAGTAAAAGATGAATTAGATACTATTTCTGATTCAGTTCAAAAGCGTATCGATAAGTTAACTTATAAGATGCGAGAAGCAGAAAGACAGCGAGATGAAGCTGTAAATTATGCTCAAAGCGTTAATCAAACAGCGACTAGTTTAAAAGAAAAATTAAAAAATTCCGATACTTCGCTTTTCAAAGAGTACGATAACAGGGTACAATCTGAAATTGATGGAGCAAAGAGACTTTTAAAAGATGCACAAGAAGCAGGGGATAGTGAAGCAGTGGTTGAAGCAACTACGGTTCTTTCTCGTGCTACCGCTGAAGCAGAAAACCTTAGAAGGTTACAAGCTCAACAACAAGTTCGGGCAAAAGCTCAACCACAGGAAGTACCTGTTGAGCCTTATCAACCGACTTTACAGCCAGAACAAGCTGCAGGACCAGATCCTAAAGCTGAAGCATGGGCTGAAAAGAATGAATGGTTTGGAGATGACCAAGCAATGACGTTTGCAGCATTTGGAATACATAAAGAATTGGTAGAAGAAGGGGTTGACCCAACTTCTGATTCTTACTATTCTGAAGTTGATAAACGTATGGCTGAAAATTTCCCACACAAGTTTTCTAACGAGCAATCTGCCCCCGTGCAACAGGTTGCTGCTTCTAGCCGAGGGGCTAGTGGTAAAAAATCATCACGCAAAATTAAGTTGACACCTAGTCAAGTAGCAATAGCTAAAAGATTAAGTGTTCCGCTAGAAGAATATGCGAAGCATATTGAAGGAGTATAAAATGACAGAAGAAAATAAAACAACAGAAGTCACCACAGATCGAAACTCACGATCTGCCGAGACACGAGCCTCTCAAACTCGCAGAACCCCTTGGGCACCCCCGTCTATGTTAGACGCACCCGACGCTCCTCCTGGATATCAATTTAGGTGGATTCGTGAAGCTACTAGAGGAATCGACGATAAGTCTAATATGTCTAAACGTATTAGAGAAGGATATGAACCTGTGAGAGCAGAAGATTATCCTGATTTCGAAGCCCCAACTATTGATAGTGGTAGCAATAAAGGAGTTATTGGTGTTGGAGGATTAATTCTCGCTAAAGTTCCAGTTGAAACTGCAGCAGAGCGAAATGCTTATTTTAAAGATCAAGCAGACTCAGCTATGCAAGGTGTTGATCAGAACTATATGCGAGAAAGCGACGCTAGAATGCCTATTAAAGATGGAGACATCCAAAGGACTTCTAAAGTTGCCTTCGGTAGCAAACCTGCCGATGCAAAGTAATTAATAATAACAATGTATATAGACAAAGGAGAAAACAATGGCTAATACAGATAAACCAGATGGTTTTACCCCTGCGTATCATATGTATGGTGGTGTTATTCGTCCTGCAAAAATGAGAATCGCTAGTGGCTACGGAACTGCTATTTATAGTGGTGATGTCGTTACTCTTTCAAGCGGTTACGTTAATCAAGCAGGTGCGACTAGCACTCCTATAGGTGTGTTTTACGGGGTATACTATACCGCATCTGACGGAACTCCAACTTTTTCTAAAGTTTGGACTGCGTCAACTGCGACACAAGGGAGTGCCGATGCAGAAGCTCTCGTTTATAACGATCCTGGGATCGTTTACGAAGCTCAATTTACAGCTGGAACACCAGCAGTAAGTTTTATCGGTTCTAAATATACTCTTTCTACGACTGCAGGTAGTTCTACTACTGGTAGGTCAAAGGAAGGGGCAACTGCAACAACATCAAGTGGTGTGGCGTTATGTGTAGGATTCGCTTCGCAACCAAGCAACTCAATAGGGGCTTATGCGAGAGGATTGTTCACGTTCCCAACTAACACCTTTGCTGTCTAACCAAGGAGATAAATAATGGCGATTAACAGAGCACAACTAGTTAAAGAACTAGTTCCTGGACTCCATGCTCTCTTTGGATTAGAGTATGAAAGGTATAATAACGAACACGAAGACATCTTCGATACTGAGAACTCCGAAAGGGCTTTTGAGGAAGAAGTGATGTTAAGTGGATTTGGTGAAGCACCGACTAAAGGAGAAGGAGCCGCAGTCATTTATGACACAGCTCAAGAATCCTGGACTTCGCGTTTCACACATGAAACAATCGCACTAGCGTTTGCGTTAACAGAAGAAGCAATCGAAGATAACCTCTACGACACACTTTCTTCACGTTACACAAGAGCACTAGCACGTTCGATGCAACAAACTAAGCAAGTTAAAGCAGCTAATGTTTTAAACAATGCTTTTAGTTCATCTTACGTTGGCGGTGATGGAAAAGAGCTTTGTGCTACAGACCATCCAACTGTTGCGAATGTTGACTTGAAAAATGAGCTATCTACAGCTGCTGACCTTAATGAAACTTCACTTGAACAAGCGTTGATTGACATCGCTGACTTCAAAGATGAAAGAAATCTTAAAGTTAATGCACAAGCAAGGAAATTAATTATTCCACCTGCTTTGCAGTTTGTAGCCGATAGACTCATGGAAACTCCAGGAAGAGTTGGTACTTCAGATAATGATATTAATGCAATTAAGAATATGGGAATGATCTCAGAAGGCTATGTTGTAAATCACTATCTAACAGATACTGACGCTTTCTTCATCAAAACTGATGTTCCTAACGGACTTAAACATTTCGTTAGAACACCTGTATCTACTAGTATGGAAGGAGACTTCGAAACTGGTAATGTAAGATACAAGGCTAGAGAACGTTATAGCTTTGGTTGGAGTGACTGGAGAGGTATTTTTGGCTCACCAGGAGCTTAATTCATTAACTTGAATAAATTAAAGGGGAGCTTCGGTTCCCCTTTTCTTTTTATAATGGATGATATACAATCAAGGAACTAGGAATTCATTAACTTGTTTTATCAACTGACCTAGCAGACAAGCCGAGATGATAAAACTTATTTCCGTAGGAGGAAATTATGGCAAACTCAACTTTTAATGGACCAGTTAGGTCCGAAAATGGTTTTAAAACCATTGATATAACTGCAGCAACAGGGGCGGTCACTGACGGTCTAGTAATCAATGCAGATGGTAATATTTTTACTGATGATGGTGGACATATTCAATATGTTGCAGCAACAGGGTATGGACCTGCTGACTTAATTATTGGTAAAGGCGGAAGCCAGTATGGAACTGTTGATCCTTTTAGCGAAAGCTCAACACAATTATTTCCATTAGGTTCAACACTTATTTATGGTAATAATGTTTATCGTTATGTTGAAATAGGTGGAACTGCAGTAACAGCAGGTAAGTTATTACAACATAAAGCTATTGTTTCTGATCATGCTAATATGACAGCAACAGCAGCAGTAGATGCAGGTGAAACTGCAATCTCTGTTGAAACAGGCGGTACTGATTTAACACTTAATCAATATGCAGGTGGTTATCTTTGGGTAAATGATGTAAATGGTGAAGG